ATTTGGTTGTTGTTAACATGTACACTAGGGAAAAGATTAATCCCTCTCTCTATGATTTAAGAGCAAAATTTGTTGGAAATACAATCATCGATGTTGAACTTGTTTCGGAACCAAAAGGTTTAGACTCTGTAGAACATAAGATATTTCCTCTTAGAAATAGTAATGGAATTCAAGTAGAAAGAATTACTGACTACAGTAATGGCATTGTTACTCTAGAATTAAGTACACCTTCTGTAGATGGATTCACAACACCACCATTTAGTGCTAATGATCTAATATTTGTAGAAGGATTACAAAAGCAATCATCTACTGATAGTCTTGGGAATGTTTCTTTCCCAGGTGATGGATTTAATTCTGAAGACAATAATTTTAATTATTTTAGAGTTACAGAATATATCAACTCAAACCCAGCTATTTTAAAATATGATATTGGAGAATATACTAATAATGCTGGTAATCCAGTAGAGATTCAAACATCATTCACTTCGGTTATTAAAAAAACTAATCTACCAGAATTTAAGTTAAATACTGTTTCTGGATTATTCTTCTTAGGGGAGAAATTGGCAGTAAATGATACTGAGGTGGATTTAAAAACAACAGTTGTTGAGCAAAATCTTATTAAAGTTGATGGTGATTATGATATTGAGATTGGTGATTTGATTAAGGGTGTAAATTCTGGTATTTTTGGTACAGTTGAGTCCATTAAAACTTATGATGGTAGATTTTCTGTTGATTATGCTAGTGATAAGAATTTTGGATGGAAAGATAATGTAGGCAAACTCAATGATAGTTTACAGGTAACTCCAGATAATGATTACTATCAGAACCTTTCATACACAATTAAGAGTCCAAGAGAATTTGAAGTAATACAAGAGTCTGTTAGTAGGCATGTTCATCCTTCTGGAATGAAGAATTTTGCCGATACAGAAATTTTATCAAAGGGATCTGTTGGGGTCGGAATATCGGATTCCTTTGTTTCTCCAGTTCTTGATTTTATTTCCGAAAGAAGAGTTGATACTATAAATGTTTTTGACTTGACTCAAGATTATGAAGCAACAGAAGACTCATCCAGATTCTTAATATTTAAGAATAAGAGACTTGCGGATTTTATTGAATGTAGAACCAATCGTGTTCTTCAAATTGATGATATTAGTGGTAGATTCTCAAGTTCGGAATTCAATAAGGATACTTTCGTAGAAACAATCGAATATCCAATTACTGATTTCTATTCTAGATTCTTAATACAAGTAACTGATGAAAACAAACAAAGTTCTCAATTGAGTGAGGTTGTTGTACTTAATGACTATACTAATACATTTACTTTAAATAAGATTGATCTATTTACGGACAAAAATCTAGGCACTTTCTCTGGTGATTTTGCCGATAGTGGTGATACAACACTGAGATTCGATCCTGTCGATGCTAATAACTTCAACTATAATCTAAAAATCTATAGAGAATCATTTACTCCAGCAAATGTTGGTTCTGGATTTACTGATTTTGGATTTGTTAGATTGGATAGTAGAACCAACAAATTAGGACCTGCTAATGGTAGTGGTCTGGTTGGATTTACTACTGATGTATTTGAGGCACTTTCTGATAAGTTTGACACTACTTATACTTTTGCCCAAGTTTTAGATACAGATACAAATAGAATGAACTACTTTGAGGTAGTTGGTCATTATGATGGGCAAGATACTCATGTTTCTGAATATTATTATGATACATCCAGTTTTGATACTTTCTCTGGATCTAATATTGGTACTTTTGGAATGAGTGTATCTGGTGGTGTTATTAAACTCACATTTGAAAATGATACTAACAATAACTTAATTGTTAAGACTAAAACCGTTGGTATTGGAACAACTGCAGTTGGGGTTGGGACATACAGATATCTTGTAGATGGACAGATTGATGGAACTGAGAGAACTGCTAAATTTGATTCCCAATTAAGAACAATAACTGGAATAAGTACAGTATTTGAATTTGATAGTGTCTTACAGTTTAGCCAAAAATCAATTATTAAAATTGGTGTAGGAAATACTACATCTGTACATAATTTGATGGTTGTTGCCGACCAAACTAGAACAAATATTCAACAATCACCATTTGTTAATATTGGTACAAATTCTGGAATTGGTACATTCTCATCGGAAATGGATGGAACGAATGTTATTGTTAAATTCCACCCAGATTCTGAATTCTCAAGTGATATTATCACATTACAATCATATAATCAACACATATATGCTGATATTGATGAGTTTAATATTCCTGGAGATTTTTCTGTTGGAACTACTGAAGAATCAATAACAAATGCTTTCTATGGTTCAATCAATGAATTTGGAAAAGATAAGACTGATTTTGATCTAAACTACAATAGAATACCTATTTTTGAAAAAACCTTCAATCCAGCAAGCACAAACACTCTAGATAAATCTACTGGTGTATTTACAATTAACGATCACTTCTTCGAGACTGGTGAGGAATTAATTTATACTCCATTCTCTTCTCTGATTGGTATTCCTGCAACTTCTGTTGGTATTGGAACAACCATTGTAAATGGAACAATATTTACTGGTGATATTATAAGTGGACTATCAACCATTACCGGAATTGCTGCATCTACAGGTCTAACTTCTGGATCAACATTAATATTTGGTGATGGTATTCCTAATAATACAACAATAACAGGTATTCAAACATTTAATACATTTTTTGCTGGGAATGTTGTAAGTATTGGTTCATCAGTTATTACTGGTATAGCAAATACTTCCGTTCTATCTGTTGGATCTGGTATTTTCTCTGGTGATAATACGTCACTTGGAACTATTATTTCTATTGGAATCAATTCAATAACAGCATCAACCACAATATCTGGTGGTGATGACAGAACATATTTCTCTGATGACTCTAATTGGTCAGTCACTTTATCCAATGTTTCCACTGGATCAACCTTTAGAGGAACATTTACAACGGGTATAAGCACTGACATTTGCCCCGAAAGAGTTTATGCTATCAGACTTACCAAAGATACATTTAAGATAACTGGAACCGCTGGTGGCAGTGGAGTAGGGTTCACATTCACCGATTCTGGATCTGGTAATCTTCATAAACTAGAAATGAAGAAGAAACTTGAGAAATCTTTGATTACTATTGATGGTGTTACACAATATCCATTAATGTACACTCCATTGGTATTCAATTTGGAGAATAATGGCGGATCAAATATTGGTGCTGGTACAACTTACTTATCTCTGAGTGGAATATCTTCAATTAAACCAAGAGATATTGTTAGAATTGATGATGAATTCTTAGAAATTAAAAATGTTGGATTGGGAACAACAAATTCTGGTCCAATCACTGGAGTTGGAACTTTCCCAATTATTAACGTATCTAGAGGATTTGTTGGTACATCAGCAACAACACATGTGGATGGATCATTTGCTAGAATTTACAAAGGATCTTATAATATTGTCGGAAATAAAATTCATTTCACTGAGGCACCAGACGGTAAAGGAAATAACAATAGATTAAACGCAAGTTCCCTTTCTCTTCCAAAATCCTCATTTAATGGTAGAGTTTATCTAAGAAAAGATTATACAGGAAACCAGGTATATGATGATATTTCTTTAGGATTTAATGGAATTGGAAGAACTTTCAGCATTTATAAAGAAGGTGAGAATGTAACTGGAGTAGAAGCTGGTAGCAGCTTGCTCTTTATTAATGATGTTTTCCAAACCCCAGATACATCAAACAATACTGGAAATAATTATTCCTTTGATTCGGATTCTATTTCTGGAATTACTAGTGTTACATTTACAGGAATTACTAGAGACGGTACTGATGACGTCATTATTTCGGAAAGTGATGTCAATCAAAATCAAATCCCAAGAGGTGGTATTGTAATTTCGGTTGCTTCGACTGGAGGACTTGGATATGCTCCTTTGGTTAATGCTAAAGTAAAACCAGTTGTTAGTGCTGGTGGAACAATTACAGATATTCTTGGCATATCCACATTTAGTTCTACTCAACTTTCAATAAGCACTTCTCGTTATGACAATATAACTGGTATTCTAGAGATTACTACTACAACACCACATAATCTTTATGGATCTGGAACACAAGTCCATTTACTGGGATTAGAGTTTTCTTGTGATGTTGCTCATGCTGGTGTAACTACAACAATATTCCCAGATGGAACTAATGACTTCATATTCCCAGTTACTGGAATTACATCTACAAGAACATTTGATGTAAATGTTGGTACTAGCACTATTCCACACACATATGAAAGTGGTGGAACAGTAAGAGAATACTATTCAAACCTTTCCATTGGGTCTGGATATCGGGGAGAAGTTGGGGTTGCTATTACCGATATTGTATATCAGCACAAATATGTTAGAACTGACTCAAATTCAATCATTGATGATGGAAATAACACATATACTCCAACTGATGCTAAGTATACTCCAGAAACTGGTGTTCTTGTACTAACAATTCCAAATCATGGTTTAAATGTTAGTAACACTGTTGGAATAGTAACAGAATCCTTGACATTCAAGTGTTCTAGTGATGGATATAAAACAGAACAATTATATCCAAGATCTACCGATCCTGTTGCTGGTATTCAAACTGCAATTACTGCTGTTAGTATTAATACCATTGAAATCAATGTTGGTGCCGCTGGTGGTATAGGAACTGGAGCAAATATCACGGCAACAGTGGGTGCTGGTGGAACTTTAGCATTTAATGTTGTATCTGGTGGAAGTGGATATATTAATCCAGTGATAAGCATTGATAGTCCAAACTATGAAAATTTACCAGTTATTGGATTCTCTAGACTTGGAATTGGTGCTACTACTGAGACTGGAATTGGTCTTTCAATGACATTGGAAATGGCACCATCTTCTGTTGGTGTTGGAACTTCATACTTCGAAGTTTCTAGATATAGGATCACCAATCCAGGTTATTCCTTTAGAAAGGGTGATGTATTCCAACCAGTAGGATTGGTTACAGCAGCAGGATTATCATCTCCAATTACTGAAATATTCTTCACAGTTGAAGATGTATTTAATGATTCCTTTGGTTCATGGCAGTTGGGAGAATTTGATTATATTGATAGCAATAAGTCAAGACAAAATGGTGTTAGAACTAGATTCCCACTATTTAAAAATGGTCAACTGTTGAGTTTTGAAAAGAATACATCCGATGCCACATCTTCGTTGATTGATTTGGATTCAATTCTTCTCATTTATGTAAATGGTGTAATGCAGGAACCAAATGTATCATACATCTTTGAGGGAGGAACTACTTTCAGATTCTTGGAAGCACCAAAACCAGAAGATAGAGTTGATATATTCTTCTATAGAGGAACTCGTGGTTCTGATAGCATTGAGATTAATGTTAACGAAACGATTAAAGTAGGTGATGACGTTAAGGTTAATAAAAATGATGCTCTTACTGGAACAGTAGAACAAGATAGCAGAATTGTTTCTAACATAACATCTGCTGATACGATTGAAACTGGAATATATCTTGGAGATGGAATTGATGAAGTTAACTACAAACCATTATCATGGACTAAACAGAAGAGGGATTTATTAATTGGTGATAATGAAGAACCCAAATCGAGAGATTCTATTGAAGGTATGGTATTCCCATCTGCTAAAATAATTAAAGACTTTAATTCTTCAGATACAGAAATATTCTTAGATGATGCCCAATTCTTTAATTATGAAGAAAATGAATCGATCATTAATATTCAAGAAATTTCTGGACTAGTAATTGATGGAAAACCACAACCAGTTGGAGCTTCATTAACTGCTGTTGTTTCTGCTGCTGGTACTATCACCTCTATTGCTGTTGTTGATGGCGGTAGTGGGTACGTACCTTCATCATCTATTTCGGTTGTTATAGCACCACCTATAGGCGGTATTGGAACCGTATTTAAACCCCAGATTAAGAATAGGGTTGGTACTCTAGGAATTGGATCTGATGTTATCATTGGAATTAATACGACTTCAATACAAATTGGTCAATCACTTGATAGAGTCTTTACGGGATCTCTAGAAATAATCGATGATACATTTACAGTTACTGGAATTTCTACAGAAAATAACGGAGAGATAAGTCTTAATAAATCTGCCTCCAATACTGTCCAAATCGTTAGAGCATTTGATTTTGGTCTATATCAGGATCAGGAACGAGCTACAGCAAATACAGTTGTATCTGCTGCTGGGACAATACAATCGGTTTCTATCACAAATGCTGGATCTGGATATACAACTACAGCAACTCCATCCATTATTACAAAATTACCAGATGCTAACAAAGAATTTATTAGTGGAATAAGATTTGTATCTGGATACAGTGGAATTATTACTGGAATAACAACGAGTCCTGGTATTGATGGAAACCCATTAGCGATCAGATTCGATGTACTATTAGATCAAAACGATGATCTGGATTCTCTATTAAACAATTATCCAATATATGTTTCTAATACCACAGTTGGTAATGGAATAACTTCTATTGATGGAAATGATAATGCTGTGATTGGTATAGGTACAACATTTGCCGATAATGTATATTATGTACATTCATTTACAAGAAATAATTTGGCTGGTATTATTACAGCAAATGTTTTATCAACAACAAATCATGTTGGATTAGAAACCTCTGGAACATTATCAAATCCTTGTGGAACATTCTCTTGGGGAAGACTTTCTGGATTCACTAGAGGATCGGAATCGATAGGTATTGGTGTTTCAGGATTTACGGTTAATTCTGGATTAACTACATACCCATCTATCCAAAGAAGAGGTTTTGGACTTAGGGACAGTGGTTCGCTGAGAAAACAACTTTAATAATCATTTATAAATATAGAAAAAAGCTAATAATATGGCTGCGATTGTTACAGACCAATTTAGAATTTTAAACGCGAAAAACTTTGTGGATTCGGTAAGTGATCCGAATAATTCTTATTATGTTTTCCTGAGTCTACCAAATCCTTCTGTTGTTGGATTTGGTAGATCTTCTACTTGGGACAGTAATATACCATCACCAATTGATAATACAAATTACTTGACACATGTAAAGGATACTATGATTTTTGGTAAGAGAATTACCAAAAATGATATTAGAAGATTGATTAGAAGAGTAGACTGGAAGCAGGGAACAGTTTATGAAATGTACAGGCATGATTATAGCCTATCAAATCCTTCTCCCCAAACAAATTCTGCACGATTATATGATGCAAATTATTATGTAATTAATAGTGATTATAGAGTTTATATTTGTATAGATAATGGTTCTTCTGAAGCAAATATATCTGGTAATTTTTCTCAAGACGAGCCAACATTTGTTGATTTAGAACCTTCCAGAGCGGGAGAAAGTGGTGATGGTTATATTTGGAAATACCTCTTTACAGTATCACCTAGCGATATTATTAAATTCGATTCTATTGAATATATTCCTGTCCCCAATGATTGGGAAACAACAACAGATGCTCAAATTGTTGCGGTAAGGGACAATGGAGACTCCACTATTAATGAAAATCAAATTAAAAAAATATATGTAGAGGCACAGGGTTCTGGATATAATACAACGGATGCAGAACTCGATATCTTAGGTGATGGTGAGGGTGGAAAGGTTGTTGTAAATGTGGTTGGTGGAAAGATTACATCAGCAACAGTATCTTCTGGTGGAAAGGGATATTCTTATGGAAGAGTTGATCTATCGACTATAAATTCTGGTGCCACTTCTTTCGCCAATCTAATTCCCATTATTCCACCATCTAGAGGGCATGGTTACAATATCTATGATGAATTGGGAACCGACAGGGTTTTAGTGTATGCCAGATTTGATGATTCGACAAAAGATTTTCCTTTGGATACAAGATTTTCTCAGATTGGAATAATAAAGAATCCAGATAGAGCAGGAACAGCATCGTCAACCTTTGCCGAGAGTCAATTCTCAAATCTAGGTGGATTTAAATTGTCTTCAGTTTCTAATCCAGAGGATGCTGTTCCTGGAAATAGAATTTTCCAAACAGTTACCGGAATTGGAACTGCTACTGGATATTTGGCTTCTTATGATACGGAAACTAAAGTTTTAAAGTATTTCCAAGATCGCTCCTTATATTTTAATACCAGTTCTTTCGATCAAAAAGATTCTAAGAGTGTTATATCAGAAGCAAAGAAGGTTTCCTTTAGTAAAGATGGTGGAACTATAACTTCCACTAATAATTTTAGTGGAACAATCGATCAAGATTTCACTGGCATTACAACATCAATTACATCAACAAAAAATGTAAACTTGGCAACTCAGTTTACTAATGGTGTTTCTTTACCAGAGATAAATAAAGGATCAGGGGATATTATTTACATTGATAATAGACCCCGCGTTTCAAGAAACCCAAGACAAAAAGAAGATATTAAAATCGTACTGGAATTCTAAAGATGTCACAAAAAACAAACTTAAATGTTTCCCCATATTATGACGACTTTGATCCCAATAGTAATTTTTACAGGGTTCTTTTTAAACCAGGATTTCCAGTTCAGTCTAGAGAACTGACAACTCTTCAGTCAATTCTACAGAATCAAGTTAAATCATTCGCTAACCATGTATTTAAAGATGGTTCTATTGTAATTCCAGGAAATATTACATATAATCCTTCATTCTTTGCTGTTAAAATTAATCCAACACACGTTGGTTTAAGTGTTGGATTGTATATTGAGCAATTAGTTGGCAAAAGAATCAAAGGTCAAACATCACAACTAACAGCGGTAGTACAAAAAGTTCTAAAGAATACACAATCAGAAACTAACGATTATACACTTTATGTAAAATACATTACATCTGATTCTAGTTTTAATGTTACTCAGTTTAGAAACGCCGAGACATTAATCACTTTAGATAATGTTGTATACGGTAATACAACTATCTCTTCTGGTGAGACTTTTGCAACTCTTATAAATTCTAACGCAACATTTACAGCATCCTCTGTTTCTATTTCAAAAGGAGTTTATTATCTAAGAGGACATTTTGTAGATGTTCCAGATGAAACTCTTATATTAGATCAATATTCTAATACTCCATCATATAGAGTAGGTTTGACTGTTTCCGAATCTATAATTGATGCTCAAGACGATAATAGTCTATATGATAATGCTAGAGGTTTTTCAAATTATGCTGCTCCTGGTGCGGATAGATTAAAGATAACAACAACTTTAACCAAAAAAAGATTAACTGATACCGATGACAAAGATTTTGTTGAGATTTTAAGAGTAAATCGAGGCGTAATCAAAAAAATTCAAGATACAAACACATATTCTCAGATTAAGGACTATATCGCAAAAAGAACTTATGAAGAGTCTGGTAACTATGCCGTAGATCCTTTCAATGTTGAAGTTGAAAATTCACTAAACAATAGAATTGATTCTGAAGGAGTATTCTTTTCAAATCAACGTACTGAGCGAGGAAATGTACCATCAGATGATCTTCTGGCAGTAAAAGTTTCTCCAGGAAAAGCATACGTATATGGATATGACGTTGAAAAACCAGATACCACTATTCTGGATGTAGAAAAACCAAGAACAACAAGAGAAATTTCTTCAGCATCAATCCCATTTGAAATGGGGAATAAAATAAAAGTTAATAATGTTTCCGGAACTCCACTTGTCGGTATTAATAATAATTTTACAGTAGATTTATATAGCAGAAGAAAGACAAATCAAGAGAATCCAACTGGATCACAAATTGGAAGAGCAAGAGTATATTCATTCAATCTTTCTGATGCGGATTCTAATCTTTCCGCAAATAAGTGGGATTTATATCTTTGGGATATTCAAACATTTACTAAGTTAATTCTAAGTTCTGGAGCATCTTTATCACAAGCACCAGTTGGTTCATATATTAGAGGATTGAGCAGTGGTGCTAGTGGATATGTCGTATCGCATTCTTCAACGCAATTTACTTTAGATCAAACTTCTGGATCATTTATTGTTGGTGAAGAAGTCTTAATTAATGAAGATCCATCTCTTTCCAGATCTGTAATTTCCACCACCCCTTATGGAACTCAAGATATTAAATCAATCTATCAAGGAACTGGTGGTGGAATTGGTTTAAGTACAGCATTCTTTGCTGATACTATATTAGAAAGTAAAATACCCAAAAATTTCACAAATTCGGATTCTATACAAATTACCGCAGTAGATAGTGGAATTTCCACCGTAACTTGTGCTGGTAGAAATTTTGTTGGTATTAAAACTGATACTATCATTAGATATCAAGTTTCTGGTAGTACGTTGGTTTCTTACAATAGAGTGACTGGTATTTCCACCGATGGTTTGGAAATGGAAATTACAGCGGTTCCAAATGTTAGTGGGGTATGTACTGGTACTTTACCAACAGCAGAGCTTACAACAACATTTTCGATAGGACAACCAAGTGTAAAGAATACCGATAAATCAAACTTATATACAAAACTAAATTCTAAACATATTTCTAATGTTTCTTTCTCTGGATCCAATCTTTTAGTTGAAAGACAAGCAACTGGAAAATCCACAGATAATAATGGAAGTTTAACTGTTGATAGAACCGATGTTGGTATTAGTAGTTCTTTCTTCGAACCATATGCGTTAAATAAGTATTCTATCTTTTATGAGGATGGAACATCTGCCAACTTAACTTCAGATCAAGTTACATTATCTGCCAATTCTCTAGATGTAACTTTCTCTGGTTTGATACCGAACAAGAGCAATATTATTGTTAATGCTTCTGTCAAGAAGAATGCAATCAAAAATAAGCAAAAAAATTACATAAGAAGTCAAAAATTAGAAATTTCTAGAAGTTCTGATAACACTACGGCATCCACATCCGGTTTGGTTTATAATAGTTTTTATGGTTTACGCATCCAAGATAGAGAAATTTCATTAAATGTTCCAGATGTAAACAAAGTTATTGCTATCTATGAATCACTAGATACTGGTAGCGTTATTCTTGATAGTCTAACATTCTCATCAGGACTGAATCTGAATACAGCATCAATTGTTGGTGAAAAGATTGTCGGTCAAAACAGTGGAGCAGTTGGACAAATTGTTACTAGAGTTTCTTCTTCAGAAATTGAATTTGTTTATCTAAATGATAATAGATTTATACCTAATGAGATCGTTTCTTTTGAAGAATCAAATATTAAATCATCTGTCCTCTCAATTAAGAGAGGAAATTATACAAATAAAACTCAGGATTATACACTCAATAAAGGTCAAAAGGAACAGTATTATGATTATTCCAGAATTGTAAGGAAATCCGATGCTTATATTCCTTCCAGAAGACTATTAGTAATTTACGATTACTACACTGTACCTTCTAGTGATACTGGTGATGTTTTCAGTGTTAACAGTTACAGTGAAGAGAGATATACATCTGATTTACCAATATTAAAGAATAATACTAGAGCTTCCGACATATTAGATTTTAGACCTAGAGTAGCAGAATTTACATCAACATCAAGTTCTCCCTTTGATTTTTCTAGTAGAACTTTTAGTTCCTCTTCAAATCCATCACTGGTTGTTTCTCCCAATGGATCATCCATAGTTGGATATTCTTATTATTTGCCAAGAATAGATAAGATTGTTCTTAATAAAACTGGAAATATTACTCTAATTAAAGGTGTTCCTTCAGTAAATCCAGTTGAACCACCATCTGTTGATGATTCTATGGATTTGGCAACCATCAAATTGCCAGCATATGTGTATAATCCAGATGATGTTGAGGTTACTCTTAGCAATAATAAGAGATACACAATGCAAGATCTTCGTGATATTGAGGATCGCCTAGAAAATGTCGAAGAATTGACATCATTGACACTTTTAGAACTTAATACAAAAACACTGCAGATACAAGATGCTGATGGTTTAAGTAGATTTAAATCAGGATTCTTTGTTGATAACTTTAGAGGAACTAAATTTATTGATGTTGATAATGATGATGCCAATTCTACAATAGATAAAAATAGAACAGAATTAAGGTCTGACCTATCTTTCTATTCACTAAAATCCCAGATTTCTCCATCTTCTGATCAAAATATAGAAACACTGGATTTCTCGTCTGATTTTGATTTAACTGATACAAATGTGAAAAAGACTGGTGATTTAGTAACTTTAAATTATTCATCAGTTGCTTGGACTGATATTCAACAAACATTTGCGACAGATAGCCAAAAGGTTAATCCTTTTGGTGTAGAAAACTACAATGGTAATGTTAAATTAACTCCATCTTCAGATACCTGGGTAAGAACACTCAATATTCAGTCTGGATCTATCGTAAGAACACAAAGTGATTGGCAAAACTCATATATTTCAAACTTAATAACAAGTTCTACTACAAGTGATAAGTTAAGATCTAGAAATGTTCAATTTGTTGCTAGTTCTTTACATCCATCCACAAATTATTATTCATTCTTTGGTGGCAGTTCAAATGTTGACGTTATTCCAAAACTTTTAAAAGTTTCAATGTCCAGTGGATCATTTGAATCTGGGGAAACTGTATACGGTTATATTGATGGTAAAAAGACTACCGCTTTTAGATTGGCAAATGCTAATCATAAAGAAGGTCCTTATCAAAATCCATCAAAAACATATACAAAAAATCCATACTCACCCACTACAGATATAGCAACAGTATATTCATCATCATCACCATTATTAAACATTGATACTTTCTCATTAGCAGATGATGCTGATGGAAGATTTTACGGATATGTAGTGGAGGATATGACTCTGGTTGGAGAATCCAGTTCTGCTCAGGCAACAGTATCAGCACAATCATTAACAACAGATGTTGTTGGAGATCTTATTGGTTGCTTCTTTATTAGAAATCCATTAACATCACCAGCTCCATCAACATCGTTTAAAGTTGGGTCGAAGACCTTTAAACTATCAACAAGTTCTACAAATTCTACTGGATCTTCTGTTAAATTTACTCAAACAACATTCAATTCTTTAGGTATAGTTGATCCTTCAGTATATACTGAAAGCATTCTTATTAGAAAATCTCCACCAGCACTTCCTCTCAATGCTCTAAGAAGAGATCCTTTATCACAAACATTTAGAACTGATAATGTTGGGGGATTCTTAACCAAAATAGATTTATACTTTAAGGTAAAAGATACAAGTGAAAAAATATTTGTTGAAATTAGAGAAACTGATATTGGTGGAACACCAAAAGATAAATTAGTTCAAGACTTTGCTAGAGTTTCTCTATTGCCTTCTGATATCACAACTTCCACAGATGGAACAACTGCTACTACTGTTACATTACCATCACCATTATATCTACAACCAAATAAACAATATGCTTTAACATTGTCATGTCCAACTTCAGATGATTATGAAGTTTGGATTGGTGAAACTAATGAAGCAACAGTTGCTACACAATCATATCCAGATGCAGATCAAGTGATATATTCCAATCAGTACACTGGTGGAAATCTATTTAAACCACAAAATGGTTCTGTATGGTCACCAACTATATCTCAAGATCTTAAGTTCAAACTATACAAAGCACAGTTTGTTTCAACAGCAGGTGTTGTTTATTTCCATAACCCATCACTCTCTATTGGAAGTACATATGCTTCAATTGATGCAAATATTCCACCACTTTCAAATAATTCAATTACAATCTTACCAAGAAAACTGAGAGTAGGAATGTCAACTTCATATGCTCTTAATAATATTCTAACTTCTGGTGTAAGAGTTGCTGAAGGAGATAATACTGGATACATTGAATTTACTGGTGGCAATATTCAGACTGTAGGTATTAGTACAGTTGGTGTTGGTTACTCTAATGGAACGTACAATGGTGTTCCTCTTTATAATATTAATAGTAAAGGAACTGGAGCAACAGCAAATATAACAGTTTCTGGAAATGTAATTTCTAATGTTTCTATAGCATCTACTGGAAATGGATATAAAACGGGTGATCTTTTAGGTGTTACTACCAGTTCTGTTGGTGGATCTGGAAGGAAGGCACTGATTTCTGTTACTAATGTTCCAAATATTGATACTTTATATCTCACTAAAGTTTCTGGTGAATCTTTTGGTGAAAACTCTACTCTCTCATACTATAGTGGAAATACTCTAGTTTCTATGTCTGGAACTACAGTAAGAGGAACAACATCGGTTGTCAGTGATTTGTATACTGGAAATGTTTTTGAAGTAAATCACTACAATCATGGAATGCATTCAAATAATAATATTGTAAATATTAGTGGTATTACCCCAGATACACAATCAACTACTTTAACAGCGTCTGTTGTTTCTACAAATACTACAATATCAGTTGCTAATACTGAAACATTTACAACCTTTGAAGGAACTGCCGTTTCTGGATCCAATATTGGTTATGTTATTGTTAATGATGAGATTATCTCATATAATGCTGTAGGAACTGGATCTCTAACAATTGTTACTCGTGGTGTGAATGAATCAACCATTCGTAACCATTCTTCAGGTGATATCATTCGCAAGTATGAACTTGGTGGAGTTTCTCTGACTAGAATTAATAATTCACATAATATGCCAACAAATCAAAATCTTGTTTCTCAAAGAGAGATTGATAAGTATCATTTGGAATTCATAAGACCTGGCACTAAGAATAGTGGATCCAGTATGTTAAACTTTAATAATGAAGGATCGACAGGAGGTAGCCATTGTAGAGCAACTCAAAATATTCAATTTAATGAAATAATTCCATATTTCAATGTTATAGCTCCAGAAAATACTAGTATTTCATCAACATTAAGGACTGTTTCTGGAACCAGTTCTGGTGGTAGTGAGCAATCATTTATCGATCAAGGATATGAATCTGTTGCTCTTAATAAAGTTAATGAACTATCTACACCAAGAATTATTTGTTCAAGAGTTAATGAAACTGAAAGATTAACTTCTTTACCAAGAAATAAATCTTTAACTCTTGGTGTAAGAATGGGGACTTCTAACACCAGTCTTTCTCCAGTCATTGATCTAACTGAGGCAGCAACATTTGTTGTTTCCAGAAATAGACTGAATAATCCAATTCAGGATTATGTAAAAGATTCTAGATCAAATAAACTCAGCGATGATCCACATTCATCGGTTTATATTTCTAATGAAGTTAGTTTACAAAAACCAGCAACCTCATTAAAGGTTATTTTAACTTCATACAGAAATTCTTCAAGTGATTTTAGAGTTCTTTATAAGTTAATTAGACCAGATTCCAGTGAAGTTGATCAAACTTATGAGCTCTTCCCAGGTTACAACAACTTGTCTGATACTGATGGTGATGGAGTTGGTGATACTGTTATTGATACATCACTAAATGATGGTCTTCCTGATGTCTTTGTAAAAGCAAGTGAAGATGATGAATTCATTGAGTATCAATTTACTGCTGATAATCTAGAAGAATTTACCGGATTTGCTATTAAGATTGTTATGAGTGGAACTAATGAAGCATATACAACAAGATTCAAAGATCTAAGGGCAATTGCTT